ATTCAAAAAAATCGCCTCGAAAAACTTTTCAATCGACCCAACAAAGAAATGCCGTTTACCGAAGTTATGCGACAGGAGGGAACCGACGAGGAAGCAACGGGTAATGGATACCTTGAAATAGTCAGAAACTTGCGTGGCGAACCTGCTGAAATTTATCATGCACCGGCAAGTATAACTCGGCGTAAAGAAGGTACGGGTTTTATTCAAATGAAACAGGGCAAAACAAGATATTTCAAAGATTTTGGTGACAAACATATAATGAACAAATCGACTGGTGAATATGAAGGTGATGAATTGCCACTTGAGGATCGTGCAACTGAGATTATTCAATTCAAAATTTATTCTCCGAATTCTCCTATTTACGGATCACCGCGATACCTACCTGCTGCGCCTGCAATTTCTGGAGGAAGAGCAGCGGCGGTTCGTAATATGATGTTCTTCAAAAACAATGCAGTGCCGCCGATTGTAGTTACTGTCACCGGAGGCGCACTATCACCGGATTCCGTTGAGTCAATTCGTTCCTTTATGGCAACAGAACAGAAAGGTTTATCAAACCAACACAGGGCAATGGTGTTGCAATCGGAATCAAGCGGTATCGGTACTCTCGGAAATTCCGGTGCAAAAATCGACGTTAAGGAAGTCGGAGTCGGATCAAAAGACGATGCATCTTTTATGGATTATCGGGCGGCAAATGATAATGAAATCAGAGAGGCGTTTGGTATCGGTGAAGTGTTCCTCGGAACGATGAAAGACATAACAAAAGGCAATGCGGTCGAGTCGCGGCGAATCACAAATGACCAAGAATTCAAACCTGCGAAAAAAGTTAAGGAATATAAAATTCATTATACAATTATTGAGGATATGTTTTCGCAAGAAAAATCAATGAGTATGACTGATGCATTATCGAAGTGTTTCTCTGATGAAGATAATCTTAAAAAAGCAATGACGCTCTCACCATTAGAACGGCGGTATAAAATCGAAGACGAATTGGACAAACAGTTTATCAAGGTAATAAAGGTTGAAGGTGACGAAGTAAAATTTAAGTATCGGGCAATGGCAACACTTGAGTTTATTCAGCCTCGAATAACCGACCCGGTTGAAGACGCAAGAGTACAGAAAATCTACAGTGACCTTGCGGCACTTACTATAAACGAAATCAGACAGAACATAGGTAAACAACCTTACACTCATAAGTGGGCTGACCTTCCCATTGCAATTCTTTTACAACTCGATAAGATCGAAAAGAAAAAAGTAAAGGAAGAAAGTAATGGTGAAGTAGAAGTTCCAGAAACAAATGAAGATGACGGTGTTGAGGCGATTACGGATAAATTGTTGGCAATTCGCGATAGCATTTTAAAAGACATTCAGGACTAAATAAATGTTGAAAGAAAAACAGAGGGTTGCGTTATCGTTACTTGACGATATAGTGCGTCTTACGTTAGGCGAATCCATCGGATTTATGAAGCAGGCGGGCGCGAAGCAAATGCAAGATTTTATTCTCAATCAGGAAAAAGAAGTATTCGATAGCATCCTCGCAGGTTTTGCCGATTCGATTAAGACAACCGATAAGCAACTTGCGGCAAGGGTCGCGAAGCTAACCGTTCCTGGCAATTTCACGGTGGCGAAAACCGGTAAGAGAATTTTGAAATCTTCTGCACAGAAGGATTTTCTGAAATGGTCTGAAAAAATTTGGGGCAAAGATATTTCAAGGAAGATAAATCAGAAGATAAACCGTACTATTGAGAAAGCGTACAGGGCCAGTAAACAGTTTGCAGCCTCATCCGGCAACCTTCCGAATATCTGGACTGCGAAGGACACGCGGGCATTAAACTTACTGGATAAGGGGTTTACTGGTTGGCTGAGTTCCGATTATATCCGCGTTTCTGATCCGAGGATCAAAAATATTCTGAAAACCCAATTTGGGAAGGCGGTTGATACAGAAACGATTGCACGAAAACTCGAAGAAAAACTTGGTAATACCTATAAAGATTATAAATCGTGGAATCAATTAGCAAGTTATCAAGTAAACCTTGCACGAAACGCCGGTCAGATTTATACTTATCAACAAAGCGGTATCACCGAAATTCAATACACCGCAATTATCGACAAGCGTACGACTCCGTTCTGTCAGGACATGGACGGCAGGGTGGTGTTTGTTGAAGACGTTACAACACACACAGATAAATTGTTGTCGTTTGATAATCCCGACGCTATAAGAGAATTTAAACCGTTTGCATTTTCTGAACAAATAGGTAATACCAAAAAATACAGGCACTTTGCAGGCGGTCATCAAATTAAGTTTCCAAAAACAAACGACCCAAAGTTAAACAGTAAAACTTTTGACAAGGCTGGCGTAATATTGCCACCGTTTCATAACCTGTGCAGAACAACTACCATAATATCTTCAAGAATTGTTTCTGACTTTGTTTCTCCGGTTGCTGCGGTTCCTGTTGGTGTTAAAACACCGGCGATGGCTCCAAGACCACCATTACTTGCTGTACCAAAGGGTAAACCACCATCAGTAGCCAGAGCGGTAGAAATGAAACCCGAAAAATTATTTTTTGAACAAATTCAAACGGCTGGTGAAATGGAATTGCCGGTTGTAAAAGGTGTTATGGAATTATTAAAGAAGAAAGCACCAGATAAATTTTTTCATAATCTTAATTCTCTTAACTTTTTTAATGAAAAGAATGCGGGGCTTTTATTTAAAAAATGGACGGGCGATAAAATGTCAAAATCAACTGGAGGGTTTTATTCAAAATTAAAAAGAGGCATGGTAGTACGAAATGATATGATACCTGGACTCGTGATGGACACACCCCTTACGCGCTTACGTCTTGCCGAAGAAGTAGCGTTTCACGAATTAGGTCATCATGTTGAATATAATCTTCTTCTGCATCCCAGTTATGTGAAAAAAGGTGCTCCTATATTGTCACGATGGCTGGATTACTCAAGAGCTATAAAACCCATTGATCGAATTACGAGTTATGCAGGAATAAATGAAAAAGAACATTTTGCCGAAGCTTTTACTCACTATTTTCGAGGGGGTTCATCTAAGGCAATTTTAAAAGAACGTGAACCAGGAGCGTTTAAGATTATGAATGAACTTTCTGAAGCTTTCTCAAAGAGTTTGGCTGTCATGCTAAATGGTTTACTTGGGGAGTTTAATTTTTTGAAGCGGGTAAAGTTATCAAAAGAAGAAAAGGAGTTAGAAAGAATATCAATTGAAGGCGTTGAATTTCTTTGGGGTGAAATAATACAAGAGAAAAAGGATAAGATTGCTTTTGAAATAGTTACATTTCTTTATCCAGGAAATAAATATTTTTCTGAAGCTGTTTTTTGGCATTTTTTACGTAAAGGTTATGATAAAAATGTGGCTGCCAAAATGGAAAAGAAAGCTAAGAAAATATTAAGTAACGTAACAATCCGCATGTTATCTATTATATAAGAAAACATTAATTTTTAATTTAGAAATTACGGGAGGACAAAATGGATTTAGAAAAAATTTCAGTACCTTATGAAAACCTCAATCAAATAAAAGAACTCGACGACGACGTACTCCTTGACGATCACCGCTGGATGCATGTTTATTGGGCTAACTTAAAACGCGGAAATAAAATGGAGAATTGGGATAAAGAAATCGTAAAGAAAACCCATGCCGCAATAGTACAGGAAATGTTACTTAGATTTTTCTTTCCCGCGATGGCACTTGAACTCGACCAGACAGAAGAAACTATTAAAGTTGTTACTGAATGGTTAGAATTAGGTGCAATGAAAGTTATAAGTGCCGCAGAGGGAATGGATTTAATTCGTACTGAAAGTTTTATTGAAAATGTTCATAAACACACAAAAATTCCACAAGGGATTTTAATTGCACTTTGGAATGTAGTTGAAATGGAATTAAATAATCGCGGTATGCCGGGAGGAAATGAACCGTCCTGGAATCAGGAAAAACAACAAAGTGGTTCCGGTCGTGGTTCGGCAGGAAAGCAGAGAGGCAGTTATAATAGTCCCACGTTCGCCTACATAGCAGTTTACGGCAAAGAACCTGATATACCTTTAAGCGGCAGAATAAACAGCCCTGAGAAGGAATGGAAAGATGGTATACTCGTAGACGAACATTTAAAACTCGAATGGCTTGATTCAATCGACGCAATCGAGGAACTTGAGTTGAGAGCTTCATGTGAAGGCCACGGTGAAAACAGGGTTACGCATGTGGTTGTTCGTTTAAAATCGCGTAACGAAACCGAAAGCAAAAAATTAGTTGAAGTGTTAAACAATAAAGACGATATTTATTCAAAATATGATGTAGGAACAGAAGGATATCCCCGAATAGTTATTGCGGGAAAAACGTGGTACGGTCAACCAGGTTGGAATGATTGGTGGGAGACTTTATCTGAAAAAATAAAAACGGCACTAAAAGCAATTAAGAAAGAGCTTGAAGAAAATTTATCAGTAGGAAAATCTTTACTCGTTTGTTCCAATTCGGAATGGTATTCAAAATATTCTTTACCGATCGCAGAATCTGACATAGAAGAAACGGATTGGATTGAATTTGAAAAAACGAAACCGCCTTTTATGTCGCCCGGTGGCAAGATGCGGCAATCAAAACAACTTGTAACTTACATACCCGAACATAAGATTTACTGTGAACCGTTTGCGGGGGCGGCAAACGTATTATTTAGGAAAGAACCTTGCGAAAATGAAATTCTTTCCGATCTTGATTCGGATTTAATTGTTACGTGGAAGTTCATCAAAAGTTGTTCTGAAATTGATTTGGGAAAATTGTCAAGATTTTATTGGGAGCGGCCCAAAGATAAAAAACATTTTAAATCTATTTCAGATCAAGAATGCGATAGCATGCTTGATACGGTTTATAAGTTTATGTATGTTCGTTACTGGGGTTTCCGAGGCGGTAAAACATTTAGTGAATCAATCGCACAAGATCGCACGGCACTTCAAGGATCGGCATGGGAACGAATTAAAGGGAAAATAGTACGGGCTAAAGATCGAGTTAAGAATGTGAAGTTCGAGCGGGCGAATTACGAAGATGCCATCGCAAAACACGATTCCAAAATTACGTTTTTTTATCTTGACCCGCCTTACGGCAAGACAGGTGCACACTATTGGAAAACTTTAGATTATGAAAAACTCCTAAATGTGGTAAAAAAAATAAGAGGCAATTTTTTATTGCAACTTCACAATGATGATAAAATAAAAAATTTATTTGGAAAGCATTTTAAAATTTACACAATCACTGCTCGATATATTAGAAATCAATCGTCGCCAGACATGGGACAATTATATAATGAGACGGAATTACTTATAAGCAACTATGAATTAAAAACAAGTGCAAGTAAGTCATTTGCAATGGACGATGATCTTGCACCCGTGGCATCTTCAGGAATAGAGTTGGGTAAAGAAATTCAGTTTGATGACATTCTTTCCGACTTCAACGACGATTATGTAATTGATCCGGCTTTCATTTCTCTTGGCGGGAACATTCTTTCGGGTGAAACAGATGAAATGGTTGATTACCACGTGAGTGGAAATTTCGGGCAAGATTTCAAAGTGCCACTTGAATTCAGACTTGGACGCGGTTCATCTTTTACCGAACGGCAGTCAATAAATTATCATGCCGAAAAAACGGATGTAGAATTAGAACCGCTATATGCACTCGTAGCGCGAAGGATAAATAAGAAAAATACTATCATACAAATGAACTTTACGGATCGCGTTTCTACTCCGCAGAATCCTCCTGATTTAATTACTCCGGAAACCGGAGTAGTTTTTGAAAAAAGTGGTGAAACAAATCTGATTTTAAAAGAAACCGTCATAAATGAGGCAAAGGCATTTATACTTGTTACGCCATTCGTTTACGTAGTAGGTGGTGTAGTTACGCAAGGCGCAACCAAAGGCGATGTAGACATTCTTATTCGAGGACAGTTCGATGAACCGTTTCTTAGTAAAATTACACAACCGCTAATTGATAGATCGAGTACACCAAAACGACTTCACTTTCTTGACGACAAATATCACGGCCCATTTACTGCTCACGTTCCGATTTATGAATTGATGCTTGTGCCGGTAAGTTTGCTGGAAAATTCAGATACAAAAAAACAAAGAGTGGCTTCGCCAGAATTAATAAGGGAGGCGGCGCGGTCAAAATCAGAAGATCGTATAGAAATGTTTCGCTTCTTCACCGCAATGAAACCGACGAAAGGATTTTTTCCGGAACAACGACAAACAATAGATGCGTTTTTATCGCTTTTTAAGGAAGACAATTTTCCAGTAATGGCGACTAAAAAATATGATGGTATGGCTTCGCTGTGTTGGAAGTCCGGAAAGCGTGTAGAAATATGGTCTATCGAAGGAGAAAATAATACCGACCGTTTTCCGAATGTCGTAAAAGAAATTCAGGAACTAAATGCGGATGAACTCGCTTTGCTTATTGAAATTGAAATGTGGGACGACGGGAAACATTTACCGCGCGAAGCGACTGTTGGTTATGTACATTCTGATAGTCCCGCTGATGATTCACAGATAACCGCAAACGTGTTTGACATAGTTTACGTTAAGGGCCTTGAGACAGACGTAAAAGACTTACCAGAGGGCGATATACACAAAGAACCCTTTTCGATACGTGACGACGTTTTGAAGGCACTTTCGTTTGAACAAGAGACCGATGGTGTACCTGATCCTAAAATTAAATTGAATCGCACACCGTCGCATAAAGCAGAAAATGCGGAAGAACTAAAAAAACTTACGAATAAATTATCGGCTACTCCGGGATCGGAAGGGGTTGTTGCCAAACCAGCGAAAGGAACTTACGTGCTTCATGGTCGTCGCGGAGAACAAATTAAGTTTCATGTTTCCGCCGTTGCAAATGTAATCGTAATAAAAAGAATTCCCATTTCGGGAGCAAAAAATGTTTACACTTATTTATTTGGTTTTAAAGTTCAAGGACAGGACATTTCCGATAAAAAACGGGTAAGGATGCGCGGTAAAGAATATCTTTCTTCAGGGAAAACATTTAATACTTCTCTACTCGCAAAAGTCGGTGAAGTAATAGAAATCGAATTTGAACAACTTAATTACATTATTAATCTCGATTCCGGCGAAGAAGATGTGACTTTGTGGGCACCGCGAGTAATGAGGAAAATAAATGTCGCAGGAGATTCAATTGCTGGTGTGATTAAAAAGGCAAAAGATGAAAATATTTTAGTTACGAAGGAAATTGAAAACAAAACGATAGTTTACAAAACGTGGGATAATTATAATGAAAATTTTCTTAAATCATTATTTAATGAGTATAATGTAGAATGGATTAAAGATGTTTCTATTAATAATGATTCCTTTAGTAAATCTGATTTTTATAATGATTTTAGTAAAAAAGCTGATTCACTTAGCGGTCTTATTTCAATAGACTTATGTAGCGGTGCGGGTGGATTATCGCTCGGTTTAGAAAAGGCTGGATTTTCCACCGCTATTATGTCTGACTTAGATGATGATTCAATGATTACGGCAGAAAAAAACTTTAAGAACACTGTTATTTGGAAAGCAGACCTATTTAAATTAGACTTCCAAAAACTTCATAAATCACTTAGAGGAAAACAACTTAATCTTCTGGCAGCAGGTCTTCCGTGTCAAGGACATTCAGTCAGAGGTAAAGGTAAACATTCTGAGTCAGTAGATGAAATAGAGAATACACACGAGTCTTTTAATAAACTTTATAAATATTTTCTTAAAGGCGTTATGATACTACAACCTGAATTTATTCTTATAGAAAATGTTCCCGGAATTTTACGTAATGACAACGCGAAATATGCTAATTTACTCATATATGGATTAAAAAAATTAAATTACGATGTTGAATATACAATCTTAACAGCTGAAGAGTCTGGCGTTCCA